GCTGGAAGACCGACCCGACCGCCGAGCGGCACGGGATCTGGGTGGTCATCGATGGCGTGCGCTACCGCATCGCCCGCCACGGCAACCCGGACTTCCAGGCGGCGCTGCAAAAGGCAAGGACCCGGATCGCGCAGAACGGCGAGGCGATCTCGGATGTCCTGGCGCAGGAGGTCTACACCCAGGCGATGGGCGAGGCGCTGATCCGCGACTGGGACGCCGAGACGTTCAAGGACACGGACGGCAACCCGGTGCCCTACAGCCCCGAGCTGGCGGTGGAGGTGGTGCGCGCCCTGCCCGACCTGGCCGACAAGATCGCCACCATCAGCCAGGACATGGCGCGCTACCGCGAAGCGGACCTGGAGGTGCAGGAAAAAAACTCACCCGATTCCTCGCCGGGCTCCTAGCGGTCGAGGACCCGGAATGGCACCGCAAGCTGGCATCGCAAGGCACCATCACCCCGGCCTACCGTCGGCTGCAGGCGCTGACCCCGCCGGGGCCGCTGGAGCGCGACGCCTGGGAAGCCTACGGCGAGCTGGCGCGGCGCCGGGCCGGGCCGCACGTGCCGATCCCGCTCGCGGAGGTCGTGGCGTGGTGCCAGCTGGCCGAGGTCACCGACCCGGACGCGCGGCTGCGGCTGGCGCGGCTGATCGGGGCGCTCGACCAGACGTGGCTGAGCTGGGCGCGCAAGCGAGGGGCGGGCGGTCATGGTAGCTAAGCTCGCCATCGCCATCGACGCGTCGGGCGCCCGCCAGGGTGCCGCCGAGGTCAACGCCGCGCTCGAGAGCGTCAAGCGCAAGGCGAGCGAGGCGGTCAACGCCACCGCCGGGGTCGGCGGCAAGCTCGGCGCCGGCCTGAAGGGCGTCCAGGGCGCGGCCGGCGGCATGTCGACCGCGATCGGCGGCGCGGCGCGCGAGCTGGGCCACCTGCAGGGCGCGGCGCAGGCGGCGGCGACGGCGACGGCCAAGGTTGGTGGCGGGCTGGCGGGGATCGGCCCGGCGGCCAACGATGCCGGCAAGGCGGTGGAGGGGGTCGGCGCCGCCGCCGGCAAGGCGCGCGACCAGCTCGGCCGGTTCGCGGGTGCCGGGGGTGGCCTCGGCGGCAGCGTGGCGCGCGGCGCGGCCCAGGCCAAGGCGGCGCTGGCCGGGGTCGGGCAGGCGGTCGACCGGCTCAAGGGCCGGTTCTTCAACCTGCAGACCGCCATGGCCGGCTTGGGCGCCGGGCTGTTCCTGCACAGCGTGCTGGACAGCGTCAAGGCGGCGCAAGGGCTGGAGGTCCGGCTCAAGGGGCTGACCAGCAGCGCTGCCGCCTATGCCGAGGCGCAGCGGTTCCTGGCTCAGACCGCGGATCAGCTGAGCGTCAACCAGGACGAGCTGAGCCGGACCTACGCGAATTTGCTGCCGTTCGTGAACAGCGGCAACATCAGCATGGGGCAGGCGCGCGAGATCCTGGTCGGGATGTCGAACGCCGCCGCCAGCACCGGCGCGTCGTCCGATCAGCTGCAGAACGCGTTCTTCGGCCTCGCCCAGGCGCTGGGCAGCGCCAACGTCCAGTTTGATGAGATCCGGCAGATCACCGACCCGATGCCCGGGCTCATGCAGCAGCTCGACAAGGCGGTCGCCGGCACCGGCAAGACGTTCAAGGACGTCGTTTCCGAAGGCAAGCTGTCGGCCTCCGAGTTCGCCGCGATCCTGACCAAGGCGCTGGGCGCCTATGCCGGCGCGGCCGAGAAGGCGCGCGACAGCCTCGCCAGCGTCCAGACGCGCTTCGGCAACGTCATCACCCAGCTGACGACGACGCTCGGCACGCCGATCGCGGAAGCGATCTCGCCGGTGCTCGACCGGCTGGCGAAGAAGCTCGAGGACCCGGCGTTCGCGCAGACCGCCAAGGAGATCGGCCAAACCATCGCTTCCGCGTTCGAGCTGGCTGGCAACGCGGCGCTGTGGGCGGCCGATCATCTCGACCTCGTGGTCGGCGTGCTCAAGACGCTGCTGGTGCTCAAGGCGGGCGCGTTCCTCGCCGGGGTGGCGGGTGACCTGATCGCGCTGGCGACCGCGTCCGCCAGGGCGGCGACGGCGCTGTCCGCGGCGGCGGTCGCCATCGGCGCGGTGGGCACGGCGATCGGTGCCGTGGTCGGGGTGGGGGCGTTCGCCGTCGGGCTGGCCATGCTGGTGCAGCACGGCACCGAGGCCGACCAGGCGGTGCGCGGGCTCGGTCAGGCGCTGCAGACCTACCAGGAGGCCGGCAAGGCGGTCACCGCCGGCACCCGCGAGGCCAACGCGGAGTTCGAGAAGCTCGGCCGGGCGGCGGCGCAGGCGGCGGATCAGGCGGTGGCGGCGGCGCAGCGGGCCCTGGCCGCCGCCAACGAGGCCGCGAGCAAGATCCAATCCCTGCCCTGGGTCGCGGCCGGCACGCAGCAGACCCCGGAACAGCAGCTCGCCGCGCAGCAGCTCGCCAAGGCGACCGCGGAACGCACCCGCCTGCAGCGCGAGACCCGGTCGGCCGAAGAGGCGCGGCTGCAGGCGGCCGACTACGACGCCCGCAACGCGCCCAAGCCTCCCGCGCCGCTGAAGCCCAAGGACGACGCCAAGAAGGGCGCCAAGAAGCGCACCTTCGCCGACGTGCTCAAGGACGCCCAGGCCGAGCGCGACTACGCCCAGGCCGTCCTGGCGCTGACCGGCGCCCGGGACAAGAGCGCGCTCGCCATCGCGTCGGAAACGGCGCAGCTGGCCGCCAAGCGCGAGCTGGACCAGGCCGAGATCAAGGCCAGCGGCGCGCAGCTCGCGGCGCTCAACACGGTGATCGACGCCCGGGTGCGCGCCGACGAGGCGGCGCAGGCGCTGGGCAAGGTCCGCCAGCAAGGCCGGGACGCGGGCGACCAGATCGCCCAGGCCGAGCGCGAGCTGGCGCTGGTCGACGCGACGTCCGGCGCCCGCGCCCGCGAGCTGGTGCTGCTGCAGACCAAGCAGGAGCTGACCGCGGGCGGGATCGGTGCCGCGCAGGCCGAGGCCGAGGCGGCGGCGCTGGCCGATCAGGCGAGCAAGCTGGAGCAGATCAACGCGCTCAAGGCGAGCGGCGAGGAGCGCCGCGGCCTGCGGGTCGATCTCGGCGCGGCGCAGCGCGAGGTTGAGCTGGTCGATGCGACGTCCGAGGCGCGGGCGCGCGAGCTGGCCTATCTCGAGACCAAGCAGAAGCTGATTGATGCCGACGTGGCGCCGGACAAGGCCGAGGCCGAAGCCGTGGCGGTCGGCAAGCTGGCGGAAGCGCTCGAGCGGGCCGAGCAGGCGCGCGACCTCAAGGAAGGCATCAAGGACGCCCGCGGCGAGACCAAGGAGCTGCAGATGCAGCTGGCCAGCGTCCGCATGATGCCCAAGGAGCGCGAGGCCTACCGCGCCGTCATGGGCGACATCCTCGCCATGGAGGAGCGCATGGGGCGCGAGCTGCTGCCCGGCGAGCGCGCCGAGCTGCAGGGTGCCCTGGCCGACCGCGAGCGCCAGCGCGAGGAGCTGGAACGGCAGGAGGAGCAGCAAAAGCGGCTCGAGGACATCGCCGAGGGCTGGGGCGACGCGCTCGCCGACGGCTTCACCCGGGCGGCGCTGGAAGGCGAGGACGTCAAGGACGTGCTGTCCGACATCGAGAACCAGCTGGTGCAGATGATGACCCGCAAGCTGGTCACCGAGCCTCTGGCCAATTTCCTCTCCGGGCTGGTCGGCACCGGCATCAGCGCCGCGGCCGGCTATTTCGGCGGCGCGCCCGCCACCGCCACCGCCAATTCCACCGCGGCGGGCACCCCGGTCACCATCGGCGGCCCCGGCGGCGCCGCGCGTCCCTACCGCACCGGCGGCAGCGTGCCGGCGGGCGGGGCGATGCGCGGCGGGCTGCCGGCGGCGCTGTGGGCCGGGGCGCCGCGGTTCGCGGGCGGGCACCTGGCGGCGGACGAGGTGCCGGCGATCCTGCACGCCGGCGAGCGTGTCCTGTCGCACGACGTGGTGCGCGAGCTGCGGGCGCAGCGGACGCGCGGCAAGCCATCCGGCATGGACGACACGGGCGGACCGGTGGCGGTGACCCTGCAGTTCCAGGCGGCGCCGGGCATGGCCGCCGATCAGCAGCGCTACGCCGCCGGCTACACCCCGGCGCAGCTGGCGGCGCACACGCGGCGCGCGGTCGACATGGCGCGGAGGCACGGCGCATGAGCGACGCCACGTTTCCCATGTCCTTGATCGCCTTCGGGCTCAGCGTGGCGCCGGCCTACTCGACGCAGATCGTCACCACGACCGGCGGGCACGAGCAGCGCAACGCGCAATGGAGCACGCCGCTGCGCCGCTGGCGGCTGCCGCTGTCCAACATGACCGAGGCCGAGCGCGTCACCCTGGTGGCGTTCATCGAAGCGCGCCGGGGCGCCTGGGACAGCTTTTTGCTCACCGACCCGGTGACCTCGACCCAATACCGCGTCCGCTTCGCCGAGGACGCGATGCAGGTCACGACCCAGTATTTCGAGGGCCATTTCGCCGACGTCGACATCGTGCAGGTTCGGGATACCAGCTAGCTCCCTGGTAGCTGATAGCTCTCCGCTAGCCACAAGGAGACCGCCGCCGTGTTCAACCCCGACTACCAGAACCTCAAGGTCGACCTCGACCCGCCGCCGCTGGCCACGGCCCCGCCCAAGCCGTGGTGGCAAAGCACCGGCGTGCTCGGCGGGCTGGCCACGGTGATCGTCGCCGGGCTCAGCGCCGCCGGCATCAACCTGCCGGCCGACGCGGTGATCCTGGTCCTGACCGGGGCGGTGTCGGTCTACGGCCGGGTGCGCGCCACCCGGACGATCACCACCAGCCTGACGACCCCGCCCAGGTGACCAAGACGGTCAGCGCCGGGCTCGCGACGCACCTTGCCGGGACGCAGCTCACCCTGGCCACCTGCTGGCGCGTCGCGCGCCAGGACGGCGTGGTGATGGGCTTCACCGACCACGACGCTGACCTGATCATCGACGGCGTGACCTACGCCGCCGCCACCGGCATCAGCCGCAGCGCGATCGATAGCCAGGCCGGCAACCGGGTCGGCAATCTGGAGATCACCGCGCTTTTGACCAGCGACGCGATCACCGCCGCCGATCTGGCCTCGGGCCGGTTCAAGGGCGCCGAGGTGTTCGTGTTCCGGGTCAACTGGGCTGACAGCAGCCAGGGCCCGCTGAAGCTGATGCGCGGCTGGATCGGCCGGCTGACGGTGCGCGACAACGACTACGTGGCCGAGGTCGAGGGGCTGGCCAAGCGGCTGACCAACGAGATCGTGGAATTGTACTCGACCGAGTGCCTGGCCGATCTCGGCGACGAGCGCTGCAAGAAGGACATCAGCGGCTGGCACCGGACGGGAGCCGTGGCGTCCGTGGTCAGCGACCGGGTGTTCACGGTCGGGCTGAGCGAGTCCGACGGCTTTTGGGAGAACGGCCTCGTCACCTGGACCAGCGGCAACGGCGCCGGGCTGACCAGCGACATCCGCGCCTACACCGTCGGGCGGATCGAGCTGATGGTCGCGCCACCGCTGGGCATGACCGTCGGCGACACGTTCAGCCTCGACGTCGGCTGCAACAAGCAGATCTCAACCTGCAAGGATAAATTCGACAACGTTGTGAACTTTCGGGGCTATGGTCTGCACATGCCGGGCCGGGATGAGCTGCTGTGGTACGCAACCCCGAAGCCGACCTCGTGACGCCGCACGCGCGCGCCTGGGTCGGCACGCCGTTCCGGCTGCACGGCCGGGATGCGACCGGCCTCGACTGCTTCGGCTTGATCTTGCGCGTCGGCTGGACGCTCGGGCTGCCGCTGCCGGACGCCACCGGCTACGGCATGGCCGGCGACGGCCCGCGGCTGCGGACCTGGCTGGAAGCCAACCTGGTGCCGCTGCGGACCTTCAGCGACGCCGGGCCGGGCGACGTGGTGGCGCTGCGGCTGCGGCTCGGCTGGGAGCACGTCGGGCTGCTCGGCTGGCTGCACGGGTCGCTGTCCCTGATTCACGTGCACACGCTGGCGCGGCGGGCCGGCCAGCAGCGCCTGGGCTGGTGCGTCGAGCACGGCTGGGTGCCGCCCTGGTCCGGCCGGCTGGCCGCCGTCTACCGCTACCGGGGGGCGACCGCGTGGCCACACTAGCGCTCGGCGTCACCGGCGCGATCATCGGCGGCGCGCTTGGCTCCATGGTCGGCATGCCGGCGCTTGGCGCCAGCATCGGCTGGTCCTTGGGCGTGGCCGGCGGCACGATGATCGAGGGCGCCGGCGGGTCGAAGGTCCGGGTCGAAGGGCCGCGGGTCTCGGACCTGCAGTCGAGCGACAGCGCGCTCGGCGAGCCG